TGGAGAGCATCACGGCGTTCATCGCCTTGAGCTTTGAGGTTCCGTAGTCGCTATGGGCGGCCACAAGTTCTTCAAAAGTTTTGGGTTCGACTTTCGCCGGGGCTTCAACAACCGGGGAAGCAGAAATGGGCTTGATGCCAAATTCGGTCAGAACGGCTTTGAGCTTTTCGGCCATCTGGCTTTCGTCCTTCTTAACCTTATCTTCGGGCGAAGGAACATCAGCAACTGGCGTTCCTTCTGCGGAATCTTCGGCTTGGTCTGCGGCTTCGTCAGCGGGTTTCATAGCGGCTTCGAGAGCCTCTAGTCGAGCTTTCAATTCGCTCAATTCGTCCATATATTTCTTATCCATATTTTTATCTCCTTTTTTGTCAAGTATTGGGTCGCTCTCGACAACTGCTTGTGGCATATCGGCAGGGATGCTAACGCCCCCCGCATTGTATCCCAAATTTTCTTCGGCTTTTACGCAAGAACCGGGTTCATAGGCTCCAACGCCTTTTGCTGGTTTGTATCCCTCCCAGCAACGAAACTTTGTTCCAACTGCGAAAACAAGCATCTCAACATCTTTGCTTTGGAAATCACGGAACTTCTCGTTGCTTGCAGGGCTAGAAACCAAGTCGGCAGACTCAATCCGTTGAGGACGGATGTAGTCTTTCCCTGCGATGGTTTCAGACTCGTTCAAGAACGCCAAGCTAACCCCAAACTGGTCTGGGGCTTCTGATGCCATTTCCTTAACCAATCCGTAGTGAGGGGAGCTTTTTAGAAGGTGAAGGTCTGCCATCAGTTTATCGCCTTCAATGCGAGGATTGCGAGCAAAACCAAGAACTGCCTCAAGCCCGGAGCCGTGGTTCATCTTAACCTTAACGCCATTCGGAGCTTTCGACATTAGCTCATAGGCTTTCTCAATGGAGGTCTTGTCGATGAACAAATCGTGGCCTCTGGCCTCGCCTTGGCTCAAAATATACACATTAGGTATAATCGTTGAATCTTCTTCAAGCCTAGCTTCCTTGCGTTGCTTCTTCTTTGCGTCCCGGTAGGTCTGGTAGGCAACCGCCGCCCTTTGCTTGGTGTCTGGAAAGTCTTTTACGGCTGTCTTGTTGCCCATAAAACGACCAACGAAGTCTTTTGTTTTTTCGCCTTTTTCTGGTGTAATTAGGGGCATATAATTAAACTAGGGTTAAGAGGTATTTTAGCTGATTTACATTTCCAAGAATCTCATCTCGGATATTCAACAAGTCCGTGTCACCTTCGTTTAGATAACCGGGCAGTTCTTCTGAAAGGAACGAGATGAACTCATCGTTATACTCGCCAAAGGTTTCAGAGTAATTGTCTAGGCTGAAGTCAAAGGTAGAGGCGGATATAATTCTGCCATACTTGCCCATGAAGGTTTCCACAAATTCATCAATGTTCTCTGTAAGAGACTCGTAGATTTCACCAAAACTCTTATGTTGGCTATAACTCCTTGTCTGCCAGTGGAATATCTTATATTGATTCTGATAGGTCAGAAAAGTTGTGAGAATTGTCTCGCCGTTGGCGTTTTCCATAATCCCTCCCTAGTTTGTCAATTATTCCATTTGCCAATAGGAACTATTCTGCCCCTTTTGGCTAAACTATTTCTAAATTCTTTTGCTTCTTTTTCTACTGCCTCAATCGAATCTTTAATGCTTTGTGGAAGTTTTGAATATTCTTCTTTATCAAATCTTTTCATTCCATTAAGTTCAGCAAAACTTTCAGTTACCGTGCGATCTGCTTTTGACTCATCCCATACATCACTTCTTGAATACTGCATCCTTGTGCGCTTTGCCACTTCCTCGATTACCTTAGGATTGGCCTTTATTGCTTGAGCAAACTTTCCCTTGGTATCTTCCTTTGCGCCATTCCATATTCCATGTCCAATTTCGTGATGTATTAGTCTGTTGAATCCGTGCTTAACTCTATATTCATCACCAGATGCGGCTATGGCCTCTGATGTTTTTGTATGAATAATAAGATTGTTTTTGTTGTGCGCTCCATAATATGTAAATCCAGAAGGGGTTTTAGATGTTCCCCTAACCTCTATATTATCTATTCCAGCGGCTCGCATCGCCTCGATTGTTTCTGGTTCAGACAATGCTTTTTCAAGGTCTGCCTTGGTTTTCTTTCCTAATCTTTTTACTGCTCCGGACGCTCCTTTTTGTAGTGACCCCTCAGCATCGGTTATTGTGAAGTTCCCTATTTTTGCTCTGACTGGTCTTCCGTCTTCTGTAAATTCTTGTCCATTATCTCCCCATTTTTGACCGGGCAGAACTTCTGGTGCAATCTCAATCTTTGCATTTTTAATTGATGATTTGGTTGTGCTTACTTCCCCTCCATCGCCACCGCTAGAACAAGTATTGCCCGGCTTAAAGCCCCCTGCCCCAGTTCCGCAATCAAATTCAGTTTCTACTTTTTTTTTAATCGGATATTCTATTTCTGATGGATCTGATGGTAGCCTATCTTCTTTGTTTTGTGAGCTTTTTTTTTCGTCTGTAATCGGCCCACCAACAATCCAAGCATCGCAAGTTCTTTTTGCGGCACATTTGAAATCAAAGATTTCACAATATCCAAGGTTTCCACCAATTTCGACTTCATTTGCATCCTCGCCAATCCCCTTCTTAATGCACCCAAGAAGTTTGCTGGTTTGATTAAAGGCGGCACAATTACCACAACGCATCTTTTTTGCGGTTGCTACATCTCCTTGGAACTCGTCTGCCTTGGCCTTCCAATAAGAATCATTAGGCTCATTCGGATTTGCGGGGCCATAGTTGGCATCATCAACCGCATTTTGCCTATGAGCTAAATTGGTTTTTACATCTTGAGTTGCGATTGGGCAAGAGGCTGGTTCCTCTAGTTTTTCGTCTCGGCTGTCCATTTGCTTGATGAGTTTCTTGACCCAAGAAAATCCAGCATCACCACCCCAGCCGTTCCACGCTTGCCAGCCCTTGCCTTGATCGTCCCAACCAGCACCCTTCTTATCGACTTCGTGACGGCTAAAGAAAGAGTGCATTCTACGAATTGTGTCCGGGGATAATGCCTTGCCAGCAATCAAATCCCTAGCCCTAGCGATGCCTACGGAGGTCATTCCTCTCTGGCTGGATGGTTTCTCACTACGAACCTCTAAAGCTCGCTTGGCGGCATCCCTAGCACCTTGAGGTGGGGTAAAGTCGATGTCGGAATACTTTCCAAGTTCGCAAGCATTAAGCATCCCCTTGATTAACATCTGAACGCTCTTATTATCTAGCTTGGATAACTCTTGCAGATTATTTTCAATCTGTATTCCACCAATTTTTTCCGTATCTTCGGTTGCACCTTTTTCGGTAGGCTCACGCTCCTCACCAACATCAATGTCCCCATCACTACCAGTTGTGCGGGTTGCGGTGTCTTGTTCTTTAATTGGCGGGACAATCACAGCGGCATTTTCGTCTTGTGCTTCGTCTTGCATCTGCTCTGGTGCTTGAGGAGCAGAACCAAATGCGGGTGCTGGTGCTGGTTTGTTAATGTCGGAAATAGTCTCTGGTGGAACACCATACTGCTCTGAAAGGTCTTTAACCAGCTTTGCTTCCAATGCCCTTTGTCTCATTGAGCTTTCAAAGTCCAATCCCTTTTCTGCATAGATCGAGCTTGCGGTAGTCAGACCGGCCCTAAACTCTGCGATATTTGCTACTGATTCGCGGCCAAGGTCGATTGAGACATTCGCGCCAAAGTTAAAGATGCCCTTCGTGCTTTTACTTCCAAGGTTGTTTGCAATCAATCCCCTCGCAACTGCGTCTGCAATAACAATGTTCTTGAGTGGTCGAAGAACCTTATCTTCAAGAAGTTTCTGGTATCTGCGGAAAGTGCGTCCAGCTTGTTGCATTTCAAGTCTAGCAGTTGGGCCAGACATCATAGAAGGATCAACGGCAAAGGAATATGGGATGCCAACACCCATACAAATGTTTCGCAAAAGAATCCGGTGGAACTCTGCAAACGCACCCGAAGGACGGCTAGGGCCATCTGGGAAAACGATGTCCTCATTAACTTCCAAATAGCTGATCTTACCCGGCTCGATGGTCTCTAGTTTGATGCCTTGATTGTCGGCGTTTAGATCGTTGGTGAGTGTGGACAAGTCGGAGGCGTTATTGTTGTTTCGTTTTACAATTCCCGCTTGTGAGCTTGCGAGCTTGGCGGCCATCTTTTCGGAGGCGATGATTTCATACAAATCCACGCAATCATTGATGGCTGTATGGAAAGCAGAAATACCCCGGTATTGGTCGATGCGAAGCGGGTCATACAAGTGGAACGCTTGGCTTGCGGGAATGGTTGTTTGGAAAATATATGCGTTCCCATATGTGCGAAGGTAAATGTCGTAACCAGTAGGAGCACCAGTTTCTTGATCAATGTGGATTCCGCTAATTAGATTAAGGCTTGTGTAAGTGCGATTAGGGTCACCAAGTCTGTCTGCTTCAATGCCTTGTAGTTTTAGATTGCCTTGTTGGTCACGCACCAAAACAAACAAAAAATCTCCGTCTCGTAGCATGCTGATCATTGCGATCTGCATCAAGAACGACCCGGTGTTCCGTCCCGACAAATCACATTTATCCCACCACTCATTCCAATAAGCCTCTACATCTGAATTAACCTTGGGGCTTTCTGTTCTGGATTGATAGGAAATGTTACCCGCACA